TAATTTCAATAAATTCGCACTCCCGCCACAAATCTGCCATCTACCTGACTCTAATTTCTGGCATTATGCGCTACAATTGAACACATATAAAGCTATTATTGAACAAAAATATGGCAAAGTTGTCAAACATTTATTCTTAGTTAGATTACATCCTGATGCTCAAGAGAAAAATTACGAGTTAATTGAATTACCTGATTTGTCTACAGAAATTAAGGATTTGTTTATGGAGAGAAAAAAACAACTTACTAATTAAACTATTTAAAACTATAAATATATAAAAAATAATATGGATATAGAATCTTTTTTTTTTACAATTTTTATAATTTGGTATTTTAAAAATTACATACCAGAAGAATTAATTAATCGGTTATATAGATTACATGATGATGCTACCAAGTTTACAGAGTTTTATAACAATATTATGTATTATCACTTATCATTTGATGAAAATGATGATCTTGTAAAAGAATTATCTAATGTGGAACCTGTTGTTGAACTTAAACCTGAAATCAAGTATGAAGATAAATTCTTAGAGGATATTCGCAAAATGAATAAAGAATATGTGCTTGATGATGCCGAAAAAATTGAAGAAGGTAAACATTATCTTGAGCTTTTGAAAAAAGCATCTGATGAAAGAATTTATCAACTTACCGAAAATCGAGATAAAAAGAGCAAAATAGAACTTAAATTAATTAATTATGAAGGTGACGATAATTATTGTATTTGTGATGATGAATATGAACATGAAGATGTAGATGTCAATTTAGGCGAAACAAAAGAAGAACGAATTAAAACACTTATTAAACAACGTAATGAAATTAATGAGGAAAGAGACAAACTTGAAGAGCTATATTCATCCGTAAAATATCAAGAAGAAAACTTGAATAAAATAAATGAAGAGGCAAGAAAAATTATGATTGATAAGCGTTTAGATAAGTTGGAAAATTGTTATGTTATGGAATTTACACCATTAGGTAATGTTTTAATGAAATATGATAAAAATAAAGAGTCATTTAGATTCTATAGTGATAGTACTATTCCTTATAGATATTTAGAAGTTGTTGGAAGAAAATTTGTTAAGCAATTTAATTGTAGACCTATTTTTGTAGATATGGAAGAAGAATTAAAGTTGGCTGAAGAAAAATGGGAAAAAGAAAAAAAAGAAAATGAAGAAAAAGAAGAAGAAGAGAAAAGAAAGAAAGAGGAAGATATTAAAAATAAAGTACCTATTGAAGAAAAAAAGAAAAATGTCTTTGCCAAATTTAAAAGTTACAATAAAGAATCTGGTACTGGTCATGTATCCACAGCCGCTCCACCTAAAAATAGTATTCCAAATAAAAAACTAACTAAGACTCAAGAAAATGAAAATACATTATTAAAACAAAAAGCAAATAGATATACATATGAAGGCAAAATTATTAATTTTAGTTTTATTAAAAAAGTAGATAGAAAGGTTGTCGATAAAAAATTTGGTATGTCATTTGCTGATTTTAAGAAAAATATGTTAAAAAAATAAATCAAGATAATTTAACAAAATTGATATTTTATTGTAAGTAATAAAACATAAATTAAACTTCTTATTATAATATAAGTATGAATAAACAAACCAAACGCATTAGAAGAAATAGAAAAAATAAAACGCACAAATACTACGGCGGTGCTGTTGAAGTAGATGACAAAAGTAAAGGTGATGACAAAAGTAAAGGTGATGACAAAAGTAAAGGTGATGATAAAAGTAAAGGTATTTTTGATATAATCGGGGATAAATTATCTGGTTATTCCGGCAAAGCATTTACTTATGTTAAAGATAAAGGGTTAAGATTAGTTGGATTACAACCTATTAAAGAGCCAATTGAAACTGATAATTCAACTCAAGAAGTTGATCAGCAAATTAATGAAATTGGAAATGCTGCTTCAGAAATTATAGGAGATGTTAAAGATGTATTTGATAAAGGTTCTGCTGCTGTTATCGAAAATATTAACGATGTATTAGAAAGTCCTAAGGTTGGTGAAACATTAAATGAAGCAGTAAGTGAAACTGCTGAAATTGGAGAAAAACTATTAGAAAATTTTAATGAAAAACTTAGTACACCTGAACTAAAAGAAGAGACGAAAATAGCACTAGATAATGTAGCTGATTATGCCGATATTGCTGTTGAAGCATTAGATGAACCTTTGAATAAGGCGGTTGATGAATTAAATGAAGCTGGAACAAAAGCTGCTTCTGGTGCTGTTTCTGGTCTTGTTAAAGTTGGAACAGATGCTCTTGCCGCGGTTCCTGGAGCTGGAGCCATTATTGAAGTCGGTAAAATAGTAAATGACGCATCAAGAGCCGTTGGAGATGTTTCTTCTGCTGCTTCTGAAGCCACGTCTACAATATCTAAAGTTATTGAAGAAACTAGTAAAAATATTGATGAAGGTATTGATAAATTAGAAGAAAAAAAAGAACGCATGTCTCAGTCCCTGACACCCCCTGATATTAATTTAAAACCTGATATGAGTAATCTTACTCCTAATATTAATTTAAAACCTGATGAAACCTTAAATCAATTAAATAAAGTTGGGGGAACTATTACTAATAGAGTTGAAAAATCTATTGACAAATTTGAAAATCCAGTTAGTAGTGCTCCTGTTATTCAACAAGGTGGCAAGAAAACTAGAAAAAAGTTTTTAAAAAGTAAAGGCAAATCCAAGAGAGTTAGATTTGCTATTTAGGCAACGCTACCTTCGGTTTAGGCAACGCCACCTTCGGTTTAGGCAACGCTACCTTCGGTTAAGCTTTACCCTTCCAAACCTTAAAACCATTGCTTCTGTAAATATCAAAAGAACTTTCTAGATGATTGAACGCAATTTTATAACCTACTTTTTCTAGATCAGACATGTCATTTAAATAATCAAATATTTCTCTCTTCTTTTCATCTGGATATGTTTTTACAATGTCCGGAATTGGTAAATTTAGTGATTCGAAGTTAACTTCTGTCATTATTATAATATTTATGAATTATAATTATTATATAATTTTAAATCAATTTTAAAAATTATATACTTTATTTTTTAATTTAAAGAGCCTTCGGCTTTAAGTGTGAAATTCAATATTAACGGTAAATGGAACATACGCCGCACCCTCATTCACTTCTAGTTCAGATTACCATATTAAAGAGGAGGGAGAACAAATACAATTCTTAAATTATATCGGATTAATTGGTGTTTTAGTAAAAGAAATTTAGGAATAAAAACATATTCAAAACTTTGGAAAATAAATGTTAGTATGTATTAATGACAACAAACTATGTTCCGTGTGGAGTAATAATTCCATTATCTTATGAACCATCAACTACTCCAGAAGATTTTTTATTGTGTGATGGGTCATCATATACTACAACTAACTATCCAAATTTATTTACTTTAATAGGATACACATATGGTGGAAGTGGAACTACTTTTAATATTCCAGATTTACGAGACAAACGTGGATATATGGATTTAAATTCTAATTTAGGTACAATTTCTGGTGCAAATTCTATTACATTAACTGAAAATCAATTACCTCAACATACACACAATGTGAATTCTTCATTATATAGTGTTACACACAGTCATGGTATAACATATAACACAGGTAATACATATATAAGCTCTATAAGTGATAATAACAATTTAGGACAGTCTTCACTTTTTGATGATGAAACAAGTCTGAGTGGATTTAGTGTTCACACTTTTAATTCTAATCAGATCACAGGAACATCAAGCACTACAAATGTATCTGGAAATAGTGGCGATAATACATCAAATGTAGCTTCAATACCTATAATAAATCCTTTTTTAAAGATGTATTTTTATATTAAATATTAGTATATGAGTCAAGTTATTGATACAAGTATTATTTTGTTATATTCAGGAAGTATTGCACCATCAGGATATTTATTATGTGATGGACAAGCAATATCAAGAACAAATTACAATGATCTATTTACTTTAATAAACACAACATATGGACCTGGAGATGGTTCGACAACTTTTAATATTCCAAATTTAAATGGGTTTTTTCCAATTATGGGACCATCATTGGGGTCAACAGGTGGTAGTAACGCAATAACACTTGGTCAATTACCATCCCATACACACGGCGCATCTAATCTTTCAATAGGAAATCATACTCATTCTTTAAATTTTTGGGGAGGAAATGGAAAATATATACATAGTATAAATACTAGTAGCAATACTGCTAGTGGCAGTGGTGTATATAGAAATGCGAATGGTTCAACTCTTCCATCATCAACAACAAGTACTACTGCATACCTTACTGGAAATGTAGATACAAATAATACAGGACAGTCTACTCCAATTCCTATATTAAATAGGTACATAGTGTTAAATTACATAATTAAAACATAATTTTTATTTATTATACAAAAACCATCCTGTGATAATATATTTATTATTTGAAATAGGCATATTACCTTTATGGAGATAATTCCATGTAGCAGGAAATAAAACTAATTTTCCTTTTTTTGGTATTATTTTTCCATTTAAAAAATATGTTTCACCTCCTTCATTTACATCATTTAAATACCAAATAAATGTGATTACTCTATAGTCATTATTATTATAGTTTAAAAAGTCATGATGCCATACATAAAATCCATCATTTTTTATATATCTTTGAATTTGATATCCAACATCTTTAATACCAGAGTCAAACCATACATGATCACACACTTCGCGTAACATATTTAAATATTTTTGTAGTCCAATATTTAATTGTTTACATAGAATTTTATCTATATCACCCCATTCTTTCAAATTAGAAATAAGTAAGTCATTAGTCCTTTTTACGTTCAAATTTAAACCACCTCCAGTAACTCCAGGAATTATTCTAGGGTCATTTTCAAATCTATCAATAATACTATCACAAATATTATTTTCCAAATTATTTTCTATTTCAAAAATAAAAATATCATTAGGTTTATGTTGTATCTTTTTTTCAAAATCACCAATAACAATTTGTTTAACAATTGATTCCAATACGCATGCAACATCAGTATTATACAAATTGCTAGTCATATTATATTTATTTTACAATATTTTTATATTTTTATATAAATATATTTTATATTTTTATAGTATAAAAATAATGTCAAATTATTCCATAGGTAACACAAAAACAATAGATGATTTATTTGAACCTCTTCAAAATGAAACACCCAACCCAGCTACGAAATATAGAAATAATTCTGGGAATGATTTTTCTAACTCATATGCTCCATATATAAACGGCGCAACTAAAGCAGTTATTACAAACTATACAGTAAATGATATTACAAACTATCCATCATCTCCTTTGGATTTAAATGGAATATTTAAAAGAAAAGTGATATTATCGATTGGTACAATAACAATTTGTACATCTAGCACAATTCCAACAGACTATTTATTATGTAATGGACAAGCAATATCAAGAACAAATTACAATGATTTGTTTATTTTAATAGG